GTAACTCCTGATTTGATTGGAGATAGTCAGCCGTTACTACAAGATGAAATTACATTAACTTTTTCTGGATCAACTAGAGCAGCTAAAATTACAAATGTCCTTACTGTAAAAGGTGGGCAAGAGTATCTATTTCGCATTGATGTTATTTTCTAATGACTTTAGTAAACGCAAGAGCAGCATTTGAAACCGCAATAAAAACTGCCGTAATTGCTGCTGATAATACAGTTACAGTAGTATTTGATAATATGCCCTTTACCACTCCTGGTAAGGACAAAAAATATGTGATGGTAAGTCTTGATTTTGGTCAGGCCACTACTCAAGTACAGGGAGAAGCTTTAAGTTATTATGCAGGATCAATAAGATGTGGAATTATGACACCACCGAATAGGGGAAGTGCTGTTGCATCTGCAATAGCTGAATCTGTAATAACTGGCTTAACTTCTGTAAACGCATCTAACTATACTGATAGTTTTTCTGTAACTCCGAGAGTATTAGATATTGAAGGACCAACTTCGGTCAATGTTGAGGGAGACAGTCATTATTTATCAGTTGTAAGCTGTAATTTCACTGCCAATGCCTAAAGATTTCAAAAAACACTTTACTAAAGACTTAGGAAAAGCAGTGGTTAAGGGAAGAAAAGAAGTTGCAAAAACAATAACTCGTTCTTTGATTGAAAAAGGTCCGTGGTGGACAGGAACATTTGGAGAAAACTGGATAGTATCAAAGACTCCAGTTCAACCGACTAGAAAAAGAAGGCCAGATTTTCCTAATTATTTGATACCCGATCCAACACCAAGACAGATAAAAAATCCAAGAGTTCCAAATGTAACATTGAAAGAAGATTTATTTGTTGGCAACAGAGCTAAATATGCTGGTTTTGCTATTAATGCACCAGGACAAACAAGACCTAGCATCAGTGGTAGAGAGGTAACTTATGCAGAACATGGAAAAGAATTTACTTTGACTTCTACAGGAGGACCAAACTGGTACAACATCTATACGAAAGGTGGTCTTATCAACAAAGATATAGCATTAGCGTTCAAAAAGGTTGGCTTTAGGTAATAAAGTAGTAGTATAGTAGATGAATATACTAATTTATTTTGTATGCCAACAGAAAGAGCAATCGACAAGCTAAAAAGAGCATTTAGCATAGCTAACAAAAGTAGTTACCCAATTTACAAAGATGGAGAACTAATCGTAAAAGTATATTGGACACCTTTAACTATTGCAGATAGAGATGCCATAAATGCTACTTTAATAAGAACAAACAAGGGCCAGGAAGAAGGAAGTTTAGACTTTGCTCTCCAGGTAGTAATTAATAAAGCTGAAGATGAAAATGGACAGAAACTATTTATTGAAGCTGACAAACCTAGTTTGAGAAGAGAGATACCACTAGCAGTTATATTAGAACTTATGACTAAAATGCAGGAAGTGAGCGAGGAGGCAACTCCTGATGCCGTAAAAAGCACAACTTGATAAAGACCATTATTTATATTTACAATTTTTCGTTGCAGAAACTTTAGGAATTACTTTAGGTCATTTACAGAACAACATGACTGTAGAGGAACTCTATGCCTGGAACGCATATTTTACGTTAAAAGGTGAAAGAGAAGAAAAAGCGTATGAAGATATGAAAAAGAAAGCTCAATATCGTAAGGTACGCTAAACTAAATGTAATGTTTTATCGAGATTAGTGGCATCTAATTACGAAGTTAATATAAAACTGAATACCAGGACTGTTAATAAGCAGCTAAATAATCTTGAGAAGCGTATATCAAAATTAAATAAATTAGCTCAAGGTGGAAAAGCAAATAGAACAGTACTTCGTAATGAACAGGAAAAAATAAAAAAGACAGGTCAAAGACTTGGTTTAGAAAATAAAATACTAAGACGGAAAAAGGAACAGTTAAAAGTAGACCAACAACAGTTAAAAGTTCTACAACAGCAAGGCAATACCAGAAATAGACAGGCAAGCGGAGGAGGCGGTGGTGGAGGCAAAGCAGGAGGAAATCGTTTTGCTGGTGCTGCTAGTAGTGCAATTATTTCTGGTGCATTTCCTTTACTATTTGGACAAGGACCGCTAATCGGTGCTGCTGGTGCATTAGGTGGTGGTGTTGGATCATTAGTTGGTGGTCAGATGGGAGGTTTTGCAGGAGGTTTACTTGCAACTTCCATTGCAACACCGCTACAACAACTTGGTGTAGAGGCAGCAAAATTAGGTCAGGCACTCGATCCAGCGACTAAAAATGTAGAGGCACTTACAGCAGCATTAGGAGTAACTGGAACTGAATTTGAAAAACAAATTGCACTACTTACAAAATTAGGAGATGAGGAGGCAGCATTTGAGGCAGCGAGACAAAAAATGATAAATCTAATCGGACAAAGCGGTGTAGATAATATGACTAAATTTGGTCAGGAGATGACAGAGTTAGGAAACAACTTTACAAGAGTAATGACATTGATGAAAAACTCAATGGCTAACTTCATACAAAATTCTGGAATCTTAAAACTTATTACAAGTACTGTTGAGAGAACAGCTATATTAGGTCAGGCTGATGCTTCTGGTAGAACTTTAGATACAGAAGAAGGTAGAAGAATAAATGAGTTAATAGAAAAAAGAAATAAATTAACTAAAAATATTGGTGCAGATGCTTTAAGTCCTAATGAAAAAGGTAAGTTTGCATTAGATATTTTAGGTAGAGAAAAAGGTAAAGGATTATTTGGTGCAGCAAATGTTCAAGACCTACAAGACGCAAGAGAATTTCTAAATGATGAAATTGTAGCTTTACAGAAAAAAATTAATTTAAAAGATACCGAGGCTGAAGCTGAAGCGATGATTGAAAAGATACAAAAAGCCAGGGTAAAAGATTTAGACAAACAAATAGAAATGCTGGAGCGTAGTTTTACTATGAGTTCTGAAGAATTTGAGATAGAAAAACAAATAGCTGAAATGAAGGAGGAGGGAGAAATAAAAGATGAAGATGAATTAAGAAGAAAGCTACGAAAAATACAGATGCTAACCGAAGAGAAGAAGTTAGCGGAAGAGACAGCAGCAGCGTTTGAAAGAATGTCTCAGACAATAGCAACTGACATAGCACAGGGAATCCAGGGAATGATTCGTGGTACATCTACATTGAACGATGTACTAAATAATGTACTCAATAAACTAATAGACGCAGCCTTCAACATGGCATTGTTTGGAAATATGCAGGGCACACTAGGAGGCGGTGGTTTATTTGGTTCGATATTTAGTGGTATTGGATCAATTTTTGGAGGAGGTAGTAAACAAGTCTTTAACGATGTACAAACTCCTATTTTATCGGCTGCTAATGGTGGTTTTATACCAGGTGGTAGACCTTCACTTGTAGGGGAAAAAGGTCCAGAATTATTTACACCAGCTAGAGGTGGATTTGTTACACCAAACCATGCTCTTGGTGGATCTACAAGTATTGTTGTAAATGTAGATGCTTCTGGATCTAATGTAGAAGGAGATGAACAAGAAGGCAGAGAGTTAGGTAAAGCTATATCGGTAGCGGTACAATCAGAATTAATTAAACAGAAAAGACCTGGAGGTTTACTTGCATAATGGCTACTTTTCCATCAATTACACCAACATACGGACAACAAAAGAAATCACGACCAAATACTAAAACAATACGCTTTGCTGATGGCTATGAACATAGAATATTATTTGGACTTGCTGCTCATCAAAATCCAAAAGTTTATAATTTTACTTTTGAAGTATCGGAAACAGATGCGGACACAATAGAAGGCTTCCTTGATAGTCGTGCCAATGATAGTGCCAGCTTTACTTTTACCCCACCAGGGGAAGGTTTTACAAAGACAGGAACTTACTCTCAATCAGGAACTACAGTAACAATTACGATTTCAAGTCATGGTGTAGCTGTAGGAGATGAACTTACTATTGATTACACTTCTGGATCTGCAACTGATGGTACATTTCTTGTTGCTTCGGTTACTGATTCCAATGTCTTTACTGTCACTGCTGCTGCCAGTGCTACTAATAGTGGCAATGTTTCGATTACTTTATCGGGTGCTGGACAGTATGTTTGCGAAAATTGGTCAAAATCTATACCATATAACAATAGAGCCACAATCCAGACAACATTTAGAGAGGTTTTTGAACCATGAGTAGTGCTGCTATCGTTAGCAATCTCCAGAATATAAACCCATCATCGGTAATAGAATTATTTACACTAGCCTTAGACAATAGTTTGCATGGAGCAACCACAGTTTACAGATTTCATGCTGGTTCTTCTTTGAAAGATAATGGAGAAATAGTTTGGGCTGGTAATAGTTATCAAAGATTCCCTGTAAAAGCAGAAGGTTTTGCATTTCAAAAAGGTCAATTACCTAGGCCGACACTTACTGTCAGTAATGCTCTGGGAACTATTACTGCAATACTGGCTGCTGTAAATGCTACGACTGCTGGAAATGATCTTACTGGTGCAACTGTGACGAGGATAAGAACTCTTGCCAGATTTATAGATGCTGTTAATTTTCCTAGCAATGTCAATCCTTATGGAACACCAGATCCTACAGCAGAGTTTCCACAGGAAATATACAAAATAGACAGAAAATCAACAGAAAACAGAGATGTAGTTCAATTTGAGTTAGCTGCTGTATTTGATCTTGCGGGTATTCGTGCCCCACAAAGACAATGCACTAGAGCCGAATTTCCCTCTATCGGTACTATTCAAACATGAACTGGAAAGAAGCTGCACTTAATCACGCTGAAGTTGAAGATCCTAAAGAATCTGTGGGTCTTTTACTAAATATTAGAGGTAAGGAAAGATATTATCCTTGTCGTAATTTATCTATGACAGCACATCAATGTTTTATTCTCGATCCAGAAGATTATGTAAAGGCAGATAGTTTAGGAGACATAGTTGCTGTTGTTCATAGTCACCCAACAACTCCAGCGATAGCTAGTCAGGCAGATAAAGTTGCTTGTGAACAAAGTAAATTACCTTGGCATATCGTTAACCCAAAAACAAAACAATGGGGATATTACGAGCCACAAGGATACGAAGCACCTTTATTAGGTCGTCAATGGGTATGGGGTATTACAGATTGTTGGAGTTTGGTAAGAGATTATTACAAACAAGAAAGAGGAATACAGTTAAAAGATTATGAAAGACCAATAACTCCAGAAGAGTTTATGAAAGATCCTTTGTTTGAAAGCTACGCTTGGCGAACAGGATTTAGAGAACTTAGACCAGATGAAAAGCTACAACCTGGAGATGTTTTATTGATGAGTATTTTAGATTCAACTTTAAATCATGTAGCTATTTTTCTTGGAGATGAGGTATTACATCATTTAACCGATAGACTATCTTGTAGAGAACCATATTCTCCTTGGTTACTAAAATGCACAGGAAAAAGGTATCGCTATGTTTCGTAAAATAAAACTATATGGAGAGCTTGCAGAATTTGTAGGGCATAAAGAGTTTGAAGTAAAAGCCGATACTTTAAAAAGTGCTGTCAGTTTTCTTATAAATAATTTTGAAGGGATAGAAAAGTATATGAGTCCTAAATATTACCAAGTAAAAGTTGGTAATTATTCTATTGATGAATCAGAAGTACATCACCCTATAGGTAAAGAAGACATACATTTTGTACCTGTTATTACTGGTGCTGGTAGAGGTCTTGGAAAAATATTTTTAGGAGCAGCACTGATAGGTTTAGCAATAGCAGCCCCAGGTGCAGGGTTCTCTTTTGGAAAGGGAGGTTTTGGTTTCATAGCTACAGGTGCAGCCCCTAGTGCACTTATGGCAGGAGTGGGAAATCTGGGCATAGCTTTAATGCTTACTGGAGTGTCTGAAATGCTGACTCCTCTACCTAAAAGACATGAGTTTAGCTCCGAGGAAGATCCCAGGCTATCATTCAGTTTTGGTGGAACGCAACAGACGGGAAGAGCAGGAACTCCTGTTCCTCTAGTTTACGGAGAGATATTTACTGGTAGTGTTGTAATAAGTGGTGGCATTGATACTGAACAGGTACAAGCATGATTGAAAAGAAACATCTTATCCGAGGTGCGAAAGGTAATGATCCACCTCCACCTCCTCCGCAACCGACTAGAGAGCCTGATACTTTACATAGTAGACAGTTTGCAACTTTTCTTGATCTTGTCTCGGAAGGAGAGATAGAAGGTTTTGCAACAGCTTCAAAAGAAGGTAGAACAAAAGGTACAACTGCGTACAACAATGCTGCGTTAAAAGATGTTTTTCTTAATGACACTCCAATATTAAGAGCTTCAGCAGATTCTACAGATCCACAAACTACAGATTTTAACTTTCAAAATGTACAGTTTACTCCTCGTTTTGGTACTGGTAGTCAGACTAAAATACCAGGAATTGAAAGTAGTGTATCAACAACTTCTGTTGGGGTTACAGTTACCGCAAGCACTCCTGTTACTCGTCAGATAACTAATACAAATGTTGATGCTGTAAGAGTATCTATTACTTTTCCACAACTACAAAGAGCTACCAATGAAGGAGATTTGCTTGGTGCTACTGTTGAATTTAAAATATCTGTTCAATATAATTCTGGTGGTTTTACAGATATAATTACACCTTCTAATGGAGGTAGAGTAACAGGTAGAACTGCTGATGCGTACCAAAAAGATTTTCGTATAAATATTACTGGTGCATTTCCCGTAGATATAAGAGTTAGTAGAGTTACCGCAGACGCTACAGAAACTAACTTACAAGATACTTTTCAATGGACAAGTTTTGGAGAAATTATTGACGATGCTTCAACATACTTAAATAGTGCATATAGCTCGATAAGACTAGACTCGATGCAGTTTAGTTCCATTCCCAGGCGTAAATTTAGAATTAGGGGAATAAAAGTAAGGATTCCAGGTGCAGGAGCGTCTAGTTCTGGTACTCCAAGTGTGGACAATAATACAGGCAGAATAGTGTATCCCACTGGTTATATTTTTAATGGGGTTATGGGTGCTGCTACATGGACTTCATGCCCTGCGATGATATTACTTGATCTCCTTACAAATGATAGATATGGATTCGGAGCACATATAACAGATAGTTCTCTTGATCTTTTTAGTTTTGTAAATGCGAGTAAGTTTGCGAATACTCTTGTTGATGATGGTGCTGGAGGTCAAGAAGCCAGATTTAGTTGCAACGTAAATATTCAAAGTCCTTCAGAAGCTTTTGAGCTTATTAATGAATTAGCTGGTGTGATGAGATGTATGCCTATTTGGTCTGCTGGTTCGATAACTATTACACAGGATAAGCCAACCGATCCAAGTTATTTATTCACTTTATCTAACGTAGGAGAAGGTGGATTTAGTTACTCAGGAAGCAGTCTCAAAACTAGACACAGTGTTGTATCTGTTTCTTACTACAACATGGATAACCAAGAAGTAGATTTTGAAGTTGTAGAAGATGCCACAATAAAAGCCAAGATAGGAACTGTGGTTAAACAAGTAAAAGCATTTGCCTGTACTTCTCGCAATCAAGCTAGAAGATTAGGTCGGTCAATTTTGTTTGCCGAAAATAATGAAAGTGAGGTTTGTACCTTTACAACATCAATAGATTCTGGAGTAGTAGTACGACCTGGTGCAGTTATTGAAATAAACGATCCAGTAAGAGCAGGGGTAAGAAGAGGTGGAAGATTGAAAGCAGTTACTTCTACAACTATTGTTACTGTTGATGATATTAATGCAACAGATCTTACTACAATTGAAAATCCAACTTTGAGTTTGATATTACCTGATGGAAGTTTTGAAAGTAAGCCTGTCTCATCTATCTCAGGTGGAACGATTACTGTTTCTGAAGCATTTTCACAAACACCTAATATAAATACAGTTTGGTTACTGCAAAATACATCAGTACAGGCTCAGTTATTTAGAGTCATAGCAGTTGAAGAGCAAGATGGTATAAATTACGGAATTACAGCTTTATCTTATGTTGAGGGTAAGTATGCGTTTATTGAAGATGGAACAGCCTTACCTACTCGTAATACATCAAATCTTACTGAATTAAAAGATCCTCCTGCTGGTCTTGCTGCTACAGAACAGATATTTCCTATTAACAATCAAGCTGTATCAAAAATTGTTATCAGTTGGCAACCTATTGTCGGTGTAACGCAATACCAAGTTAATTATAGATTTGGTAATGACAACTTTATAAGTGAAAAAGTATCTAGACCTGATTTTGAAATAATGAACAGTAGAAAGGGTACTTATACAATTCAAGTGTTTTCTTATAACGTTTTAGATCAATTATCAGCTACATCTTCAAGTATTGAATTTGAAGCTGTTGGAAAAACAGCATTACCACAAGATGTAACGGGTTTACTTGTCGAACCAGTGTCAGATCAATTTATACGATTACGTTTTGACAAGGCTACAGATATTGATGTTACGCATGGTGGAAACGTAGTTGTCAGACATAGTAATCTTACAGACGGAACAGGTACATTTACTAATTCTGTTGATATTATTCCTGCTTTACCAGGAAACGTATCTGAGACATTAGTACCAGCAGTTGATGGAGAATATATCCTTAAATTTAGAGATGATGGTGGCAGACTAAGTTCTGGAGAGACTTCTGTTGTTGTAACGACTCCTGATCCTCAACCTAAATTATCAGTATTAGTAGATCGAGAAGATTCTGATTCTCCTCCTTTTGCAGGAAATAAAGTTGACTGTTTCTTTTCTGATGATGTAAATGGTCTTGTTCTTGGATCATTAGCAACACTAGATGATGAAGCCGATTTTGATGCTATTGCTGATTTTGACTTTATTGGTGCTGTAGATATTACTGGTGGTCACTATGATTTTGCGAATACTTTAGATTTAGGTGGTAAACAACCATTACGTTTAAAACGTCATTTTGTTTCTCAAGGTTTTTATCCTAATGATTTAATTGATAAGAGGTCAGGTAATATTGATACCTGGACAGATTTTGATGCTGCTACTGCATTTGATGTTAATGCAAAATTATTGGTTGCTACTACTGATTTTGACCCTGATGCAACTCAAAATGCAACATACGGGCAAGGCAGTACAACAATTACTGTTTCTAATGCTACAGGTCATGGTTTAACAGTAGGAGACTTTATACAATTTAATGCAACATCAGGTGGTGGTGTTTCTGGTTTTTATGAGGTAATACAAGTAGTAAACACTTCTTTATTCAGACTTAGATCAGATACAAGTGCCAGTATTTCAGATGGTTCGCAGTGTAATATTAGTAAACCATTTTCTAGGTTTAACACTTTTGCAAATGGAACATTTATTGCAAGAGGATTTAGATTTAGATGTGAAATGGATTCAGATGATCCAGCACAATCTATTGAAATAGATCAATTAGGTTATACAGCAGAGTTGGATAGAAGAACAGAACAAAAATCTAATATTGCATCTGGCACATCATCGTCTGGTCTAAATATTACTTTCGACCACACATTTTTCACAGGACAAGCTGGAACAAGTGTTGGTGCAGGTACACAGTTACCTAGTATTGGAATATTTGCTAATGATTTAGGTAGTACAGATAGGTTTGAAATTACAAATATTACAGGTAGTGGTTTTAATATAAAATTCTTAAATGCAAGTAACGCTGTACAAGACAAAACATTTAGTTATACTGCAACGGGATTTGGGCGTGGTAGTTAGTATTAAATTAAGATATACTTAAATAAAAAATTGGATTAGGCAATGGCTCAACACGATTATGTTATAGATAACTCCACAGGAGCTAATGTTAGGGCTGATATAAATAATGTATTACAGGCAATAGCAACAAATAATTCTGGTTCTTCTGCTCCTTCAACAACTGTAGCTACACAATTTTTTGCAGATACAAATGCAGGAATATTGAAGCTGCGTAATACCGCTAACAGTGGATATGTAAATTTATTTACTCTTGCAGGTGGTGTTGATGTAGATGCTGCAAGTAATTTTAATGAAGATGTTACTTTTCAAAGTGATGCTGGAACTATAGTTTTTGACAAGTCTGCGGGCGATGTAACCTTCGCTGATAGTGTCAAAGCTCGTTTTGGAGCCTCAAATGATCTAACCATATTTCATGACGGCAGCAATTCGCACATTGAAGAGGCTGGTACTGGTTCTTTGCTTATAAAAAGCGATGTTGTAAACCTAGGCTCTTCTGCTGGAGAGTATTATTTTAGAGGATTTGAAAATGGTGCAGCTTTTTTAAGATTCGATAACAGTACTAAATTAGAGACAGTATCGGGAGGCGTGGATATTTCGGGAGATTTAATCGTAGATGGTGCTGCTGGAGGAACCTTAACGATAGGCGGGCAAGGTGCACATACTTCAAAAATAGTTATTGCTGATAATGCTGGAAGTGGAAATGGTAATTTAGCAATTCAAGGTGGCGATGGAACTGAATTTTTTAGAATTTTATCTAATGGTAATGTAAGGTTTGAAGATAATGAGGGTTTATTTTTCGGTGCTGGTTCAGATTTGAGCCTTAATCATAATGGAACAAACTCATTTATTAGTAATGTAACAGGCAATCTTCAGATAGATAGTGATGCTTTAGTTCAAGTAAATGCTACAGAATTGAAAGTAAAAAATGCTGGTGATACAGAACTCATGGCAAGATTTATTCAAAATTCAGAATGTCAGCTTTACTTTGATAATAGTGAGAAATTAAACACAACTTCTGGGGGGGTTTTTGTGGCGGGCACAATAAGTTCTACACCGCCCGATAAAAGCACAAGAGGTTTAAATCTTAACTCTTATGTAGTTGACATAAACCAAGATTCTCAAACTGTCGCAACAGCTAAAATGAACTCAAATAAAGGTGTTTGTTTAGACCTTAATAGATTTTATACAACTGGAAATATTGTAGAATTTAGAATTAATAATGATTTTGAAGGAAATATTGTAGTTAGTCCTACTGGTGTCTCATATAGCACTACTTCTGACTATAGATTAAAAGAAAATGTAGTAACATTATCAGATGGAATAACTAGATTAAAACAATTAAAACCATATAGATTTAATTTTATAGCAGAACCATCTATTTTAAATGATGGCTTTTTTGCACATGAAGTTCAATCGATTGTACCTTCAGCAGTTAGCGGAGAAAAAGATGCTACAGAAATAAGATATTACGAAGAGGGAGACATATTACCAAGTGGAAAAGTTATTGGTGATATAAAAGACGAAAATTCAGTAGTTCCACAAAGCTTAGATTATGCAAAAATTGTTCCTCTCATAACTGCTGCATTACAAGAAAGTATTGCCAAGATTGAAGTTTTAGAAACAAAAGTTGCAGCTTTAGAAGCCGCTTAGTAATATAGGTAAACAATATTTTTTATTATGACTGCTGAAGATTTAATTCAAGAGACAAAGGATTCTATAGAATTTAATACGAAGAAAATTGAAATAATAGATAAAGATATTGAAGAGATTAAAAATGAAGCTACTAAAAAAATAAATAAATTACAACAAGACAGAAATCAAATAGTTGCACAAATTATTAAAGATCAAGGCGGTATTGAAAAGTTAGAAAAATTGATTAATGTTCAAGATAAAGTAGAATCATAATAAACAAGTAAAAATTATGGCGGTCACTAAAACTTGGGAAATAAACACAATGGAACGTGATGTTTCAGATGGTTATGTTACCAAAGTAATTTATAGAGTTAAAGGTATGTCTGACTCTGTAGAAAAAGCTAGAAAAACAGGTGAGGTTGTTTTTTACAAGCCTTCTTCTTTACCATCAGATTTTGTTGAATTTGCAAAACTAGATGCTTCTACTGTCTTAAGTTGGGTAAAAACTTCTTTAGGAAATGATAGAGTGTCAGAAATAGAAACAAGTCTTGAATCTGAAGTAAATGAAGCTGTAACACCAACTATTGCTGTTGGTGTACCTTGGTCGTAATAATAGAAAGACCTACATAAAGTGGTGCTAATGCACAGATTCCACAGAAAGTTATAATAGTCACAGGTACTAATGCTTTTGCAAAGGCTTCTTTCA